CCGGTGGGGCGTCCTGCCCCTTGGCGACCTTGTAGGCGATCCTCATGGCCTGTTCCCACGCCCCACCGAACAGCTTGTTCTTGCGCTCCACCTTCTTCACCAACCGGCTCTCGCTGGACTTGATCGCTTCAGCAGAAGCCGGATTATCCGAAGAGAAACTCAAGTATTGAGGCGGTAAACCTGTGTACGCGGCAGCTTTACGGTCCAACGCATCCAACGCGTCCACGAAGTTACGCAGCTCCGCCGCGGAGAACTGGGTGGCTTTCGCATCAGGATCCTCAAACGCCAAAATCCTGGCCATATAGGCGTCGAACAGCGCCTTACCCGTCTCCGGGTCCACCCCCAAATCCTCCGGCTTCACCCCGAAAATCAGACGCTGCGGGATGGCCATCAGCTCCGCTGTCCCCTGCATGTCCATCAAAATGCGTGCAGCCGCATCGGTGATCGACCGAACCTCCGGGCTGATCTCCGACGTGCCATACGTGTCCGACAACCGGGTGCGGTTCGCCATCGGAATGACCGGAACGAACCCCAACGAATGCTTCACCAGCGACACCTGCACCCAGCGGCCCCGCTCCCGCACCCACTGCACCGTCACATCAGGCAGATACAGGGTTGACGCCACCAACGTGGAACGCTCATCGTCATACACAGCGCGGATCGCCTTCGTCACCTCACGGGTCCGCGGATCAATCACCGCATGCAACGACGTGGGGGGCTCCACCCGGATGATCGGAACATCCGGGTCCACATTCACATCAGTGCGCGGGTCCGCAGCCGCCACCGTGATGTAGGCACGCCCATAAATCAGGGCGTCGGTGTGGCCCAGCGTGGCCTCCACATCGAGGTCGTTCGCTTGCCACCAGTCCCACAGCTCCGCGTCGCCCTTATCGGCGCCGCCCATGCGGAACCCCTCCAACTCCTGTCTCTCCGCAATCGCATCCACATACAGGCGCGGGTACCCCACATGCGCCAACAGCCGGCGCATCTCTGGGGGGACGGCGATACCGATCGCGTCTGGCCTTTTCTCGGCGTCGTAGTAGGCGCGGCTATCCCGAAAAGGGGTTTGCGTGGCTTCGAAAACACTCAGAAGCGCCTCACGCATGTCCTCAATGTCAGCCACTGGCGTTAACTCTCTCTGTAGTCGGCAATCACCCCGGAAGAGGTCACTTGATGACCGACACCCTTCTGCTTCTAGCTTTCCTCGACATCAGGTACTCCTGGCGGGCACCGAAAGCTAAAACCCCGCACACCGCGGCGTCGATCTTCTTCGACGAATCCTTTGACGCCTTACGGATAGTCACCGCATCGAAGTTCGTCGGGTTGCGGCGGGCGTTCAACACATGCTGACGTAAAACCGGGTTCCCGTCGTGGGTCATCTCCCGCTCCAAAACAGCGTCGAGGAACCGTTCGCAGTCCAACGCGAACCGTTTCTTCACCTGGCCGCGCATATCGAACGCCACCGGGTTCCCCGGGGACGCGTTGACCTTCAGCACCCGTTTGAAGTCCCGGCCCCACGCATCCACATAGCTTTCGAACATGTGAACATCAGCGCGGAACGCCACCACATCGAACCGTTCGAAGCAGGAGCGGACCACCGCGTCCACATCGGTGCGGGGAACTTCACCGCCGTACACCTCCGGGTTCCACGCCTTGATCAAAAACAGGCACCCGTCGTCGATGCGGCACGCCACCAACGCCGACCAGTCCCCGGACTTCGACCCGTCGAACCCCAACGTGACCCGTTCACCCTTGGCTAGGACAGCGGCCGGGTCGGCAACCGCGTCCCACTCATACGGGGCGATCCACGAATCCTCCGCGGCGTTCAACTGATTCAGATGCTTGCGGCGGGACTCGGTCACCGGGTTCCGCACATCCATCACAGCGTCAAGGATCTCGTCCACCGGGAGCCACACCGAATCGCCGCGGGCGACCTCAATGCCCTCCCGCAGCTTCGCCACACCCAACTCGTAGCCCTGCGGGTCGTCCTTCAGTGACGGGATCTCCGAAACCGGTGTGTCCGCCGGGGCCTCCAACGAGTCGTACAACACACCAACATCGAAGGCCTGGCCAGCCTTCACCAACTGGAAAGCGTCGTAGTCCCGCTCGGCCACCGAATCCTCACCGGGGATGTGGGCGTTACACAACGACAACTTCCTGGACCCGTGAACCTTCGTCACGTTCCCGCTGATCGCGTTCGCCAACGCATGCCCGCCGTTGGACTCCTGCCACAGCTGCGTCTCGTCCTGAATGACAAACGTGGGCCGGTTACCTTCCAGCGACGTCGCACTGGCCGTGCATGACTCGATCCGGCCGCCGGCGCCGCTGTAAATGATGGTTTTGCACACCTCGAGCTTGTACTGCTGGCGCAACTTGTCGGTGATCAGCACCGGGAACATGCTGAACAAGTTCCGGGTCTGGTCATGGGAACACGCCACGGCGGTCACCCACGCCGCGAACCGCTCCTTACCAACCGGCTCGCCCCGCAAATCGAAGTGGCTGAACGACACCGGCCCGCACAGCTCCGCCAAAGCGATAGCCGCGGAAAAAGGGTTCTTACCCCACCCCTTGCAGCGCCGAAGAGTCGCAGAAGGATACGTGTACGTGCCGTCCTCGTTCACCGCATACAAGTGCAGAGCGAACCGTGTCTGCTCCAACGTGGGAAGGAAAAACCCCTCCCCGTCCGGGGAACGCAGGTAATTAGCCCACCAGTTCAGGATCCCCCACCCCAACGTGCGTTCCGGGATGAACCACGACCCGTCAAGGGTCTTCCGCCAAGTCGGTCCTTCTATGTTCGGTGGCGCCGGGAGCAACACTGACTCGTCCACTCCCAACACCTCCTGAGTCCTTGTTTTTGGTGCGGCAGTACGCCACGTTCTTCCAATGGAACCTGTACGTCACACACCCGTTCGACAACACGAAGAAGTCGCCAACCAACTGCAGCTCACCAACCAACGACACCGAGTCGCCGTTGTTCAACAGCACCGTGTGCTCCATCAGATGATCGGTAGAAGCAGCATCCTGACGAACGCGGAACCCAGCAGCAGAAACGCCAAAGACCCCAACGCCAACTGAATCTTCGGGCCGGTGAACTTCGTAGCCACACTCCCGAAGAACAACACCAAGGCGAACATGATCGTCAGCATCGTGTACTTGCCCGACACCGAGCTGTAGATGCTGGACTCGGCCAGCAAATCCTCAGCCTTCGCCGCGAACCGCTCGGACTTCTCCTGCCCAGGAGGGATATACGAATCCAACCCCATCGGGGTGCCTTTCGGCAGCTTCCCGTCAGCGGGGTCAACAACCCCCAACCACGTTCCCTGCGCCTCATCCAACTCCGGGGAGAACCGCTCAATGATGAACGCGGCGAAGTCATCGCGGCCCAGGAGGATCGCTTTCTGCCACTCAATCCACACCGACGCATCCACGGATGTTTGCTCCGCACCACGGGCAGCCCACCGCGCTGAGTCGGCACGCAACACGTTGGACTCCGACACCAAACCGGAACCCTTACCACCCCAACGGGAAGCCTCAAACGAGGCCCACGTCGCGGAGATAGCGGCCACAGCCATGATGATCGCCATGATGTTCTCAAACCACCGCTGCCGGCGCTCCGCCAGTGTTTCGACGTGATCCTTCTCCGGGGCGGCGAACAGGAACTCCCGCACCCCGCTCACTGGTGAACCTGCAACCGCATCATGTACGACATTCCCGTCTGGATCATCGTCTTCAGCATCATGGCCCCGACAAGTGTCCAAAGCTCGGTGGAGAACAGGTCGGCGTCCGGGCCTATGACCATCGCGCCGGCCGCCAACGCGGCGAAACCAATATCAATGGCGGCGCCCTGAACGAACGTGCGGGTTGTCACCACACCCCCGGAGAACGACTCCTCCAAGTGCTCGACTTGATCCTCAAGCTTGTCGGTTTTCTTATCGACAGCTTTCTCAATAGCTTTCTGCGTGTTCTGCACGAACTGTTGTTTGTTCTGCTGAACAGCGGTGTTGACCGCTTCTTTGATGAGCGCACCTAGGTCGATTCCCGGTGGTGCAGCCGGCGCAGCCGGGGGAAGGTTCTGCGGCGGCTGGTAGGCCGGCACAGGTGCGTGCGCGTAGGTGTAACCCGGTGCCTGCTCAACGTCGTACTGCATCTGCTGGGGTGCCGGGGGTGCCACCGGGCCGGGTGGCGGCGGGGCGGGCCGCGGCGGGCCAGGTTGCTGGCTTTCCCACGGCATCATCGTCGGTCAATACCTCCTAGAAGGAATTACGGGTCTCCTCATACAGGGCTCGAGCATCCACACCGGCACGCTGACACAACTCAAACACCAGGCGTTGGGTCAACAACCCCTCAGCGCGGATGTTCAGCAGCAAGCCGTGATCGTCCTCTGTCACGCTGTGATGCCACGGCCGGCCGGTCAGCGGGGTTCCCGGAGCCAACGACGGCTCAGGAGCCGGCGGAGGTGGTGGTGGTGGTGGTGGTGGTGGTGCAGGTTCGTGAACACCTGGCTCCCGGGAACCATCCAACACCGGCAACGGATCCACCTTCGCCCCCGGATCGTAACCACGCGGCATATACGACAAATGCAGATGCGCAGCAACACCCCCGTTAGTGCCCTCATTCGGGTTGATCACACCGATCTGCTGACCCGCTTGGACTTTCGCACCCACAGTGAGCGCGTGCTCCCGAACGATGTGGCCGTACTCCCACACCCCGCCACCCTGCGAATCGTCGGAGTCGATGACAAGCCAACCGCACGGGTCCGGGCCGCCGTAACCAGCTGCGGCACCGGAGAAGATGACCGTCCCCGACTGCACCGCGAAAACCGGGCGGTCCCCAGCACCACCGTTGAACCCGAAATCCACCCCAGTGTGGATCGTCCCCCACCGAGGCCCGAACGGGCTGGTGACAATCCGATCCGCGGTGACCGGCCAGAACCGGCCCTGAGTTGCAACTGGGGCGGGACCGGGCAGCGCAGGAGCGTGAACGCTGCCATGCGGACGAGCCCAAATGTAGCCCTTGCCGGCTGCGAGCAGAACGGTCTGCGCCAAAGTCAGCCAATAGCCCCACTTGCCGGGGGTTGACGGCCCACCGGAGTCGGTGATCCACACCGCCCGCTGGTTATCCTCATCGGAGTACCCATGCGCCGAAACATAATGGTAGGTGGTCCCGAAATTGTAGAAATTTGGTGCCGGCCCTGAGCCTTTGATCGGGAACGGGATATTCGATAGGGGGGCAACGAAATTGATGACCAGGCCGAACCCCCCGTCGATGCTGGTGACAAGGTGATCCCAGAAGGCTTCCACCTCAGCCTGCGTCGGCGGGTCATTGGGGAGCGACACGGTGATGTAGTCGGCGTTGTGGACGTACTCGTTGAGGACACGCTCAATGAGCCCGAGGTGGTCTGTGCCACCCTCATGGGTCTGGCACTTCGCGGCCAGGACATGCTCCTCAACGTGGATGCCCCTGTCCGACAGACACATCTGCGCAGAGGCCGGCCCGCACCAATACCCGGTTTCCTGCGCGGCTAACTCCGCGTTATAGGGGAGGATCTTCTCGGTCATAGTGGCATCACCTCCTTCGCCGGGGTGTTAATTCCCGGGTTCCTGTGTCAATTTCTTACGCCTGAAACGCCGTTACTCGCCCTCGGCGGCAGCCTCAGCCGGCTCCACACCAACAACCGCCTCGGCTTCACGCAGAACAGCCGCCAAGGCGTTAGCGCGGGCCTCGTCGGTCGGATCATCGACCGGAACCTCGCCAGGGGTGGCCGACCACGCCACGCGAACCTCGTCAGCGATTTCCGGGTGGGCTGCGATCACCGCGAGCAGAGCAGAATGTTTAGCCTGCAAGTCAGCGAAAATCTCGTCATAACGTGCCATATCTTTTTCTCCTTACCAAGTTTGAAGCGCAGCCCTGCGCCAAGTATCAGCAGCCACACACACATAAATGAAGTCGTTGTCGGCAGCCCAATCACCAGGAGTGCCTGGGTTTGTAGCCGACGCAGGCCGGACATCGACTTTCACGCCAAGGGTGCCTCTGGTCGCAGACCCAGCCGTATTGACCCGCAAAACTCCTGTGCCTTTGGTTTCAATCGTGATGCCGACATTCGGGTCGTCA